ACCACGTCTTCCTTGTGATTGTAAAAATTGTGCAATAGCTGGTATATCTATATCAGCCATAACATCCGTTTTTAACAGTCGAGCGATTTGTTTTGCCATTTTAGCCACCTAATTCGTCTTTAAGTCTCAAGGATTCTTCGTTCCAAACATTTCTGCGTCTTCCTAATCCACTACCAAACAAAGCATCACCGGGATCACCAATACTTAACGCTTGCGATAAAGCTTGCATACTTGCCGCTTCTCTTTCGTTTGGTGTTCTTTGTGTTCTTTGATTTTGTGTTGTTCCAGATATACCACCACCCAACAAACCTAACAGTACAGTGCTATTTGTTGGTCTTTGAACTTCAGGTTCTTCTTTCTGAGTATCCTGTGCGCTTTCTGTTATCAGCCTTTGAGGTTCAGAAATGTCTTCTCTGTCTGCAGTCACTACAACTTCAGGAAGCATACCTCCTTCGTCATATTCTCTTTTTGCAGTTACTTCAACCGCAGGAAGGCTACCATCCCTATTAACTTCCGCACCAGTTCTAACTCTGCGAATAAGGTTTAAGCCATCAATATCTTGAGGATCACGTTGAGCAAAAACTTCTACTGGAGGCAACTCTTTTTCTTTAGGATAAAAAGAACCAGTAATTTCTTTTTGTGTTTTGTAACCAAGAGCTTGAACTTGATCTAAAGGCAGTCCAGAAATTTCATTAGCAATTACTCTTTTAGCATTTGCTTTTTCTTCTTCTGAAGCATAGCCAGATAAAGCAGCGGCTATAGCTTCAAAGTCATTTTTTCCTGCAATCTTTGCTTGTACAAATTCACCGACTGCGTATGACAACGCAGGGTCTTTATATTTACCTTGAACGCTTGTTGCAATAGCGCCAGCAACAGCGCCAGCAGCCATGTTTTTAGCAATGTCTTGTTGTGTTGCCGTAGCGTACACGCCTTGTCTAGCACCATTAAAAATAGCGCTTTGAAGCTCTGGACTGTTTATTGAAAATATAGCCTCATTAAAATCCCTAACAACCGGAATGGTTGAATCACCACCTATTTGAGCAGCCGCTAAAGTTCCAATAACATCACGAACAATATCGGTTGGATTTGCTCCAGATGCGTAACTCATGGCAGCGCGAACAGCTAATTGTTGAGGCAATGCTAACTTTCCGGTTCCGGTCGCAACAATCGCATTAGCAGCAAAACTCACTATTTTTGGAAATAGTCCTGCTTCTCTTTCTTTTGCAAATTGTTCTGTAGCATTTTGATAAAAACTAACTGTTTTATCCACAACATTTTGTATGTTTTGTGGAGTTGCAAGACCAGACATTACTGCATTATTTAAAAATTCTTCTAATTGAATAGATGCGTTTTGACCAGCAACAGCAGCGTCAGCAGGGCCAGATGCGCCACCACCAATAGCAGACTGATATTGGTTTTGTACTACATTAAGTGTTAAATTTTTAATAGCATCATCAACAACTTGTTGTTTGTTATTGATAAAGTTTATTGCTGCATTTTTAGGATGAAATGGATTGTTGTCATCAACATTGCCACCTCTCATAGCTTCAACAATAGAACTTACATTTGGCTTTCCACTAAACGCATAAGAAATAGTTTTAATATCATTGTCGGTTATATTTAATCCGTTTTTTTGAGCATAATATTTAACAGATTCAATATATTCTGAATCCGTTTTTGGATTGAGAATGTAATTTGGTATAGATGGAGCAGCAGGAGCGGAAGGTTGAGAAGAAGACGGTTGAGAAGATGACGGTTGAGAAGATGACGATGACGATGACGGCTGGTCAACATTCACACCGTATGTCATTGCCTGATCTCTAGTTAGCTCAGTATATTCTTGAGGCTGCCAATCTGGTAAAGCAGGAACTCTTGATTTGTCTTTGGCGGGAACTGTTTCTACAAAATAGTTATAGTTATCTATTCCTTCGCCAACACGATTTCTTGCCTCATCAGCAAGCAAAATGTTTCTTGCGGTAGGGGCGCTTTTTGCTTTAGCAATAGCTGAATTAGCTGTGCCTATTGCTTTAACAACATAATTGTAAGCATTTATCGCGTCTTTTAAAGCCATAATTTACCCTGTACTTGACAGATTTAATGCTGCTGCTATCTGAACATGAATGTAATAGTGATTAGCTATCCAATCATAAAAAGCTTCTTCCTTGTTCCAATCAACATCAAGCAAGTTAAAAGGATTGTTCAAGTCTAAGTAACCAGCAAACGATTGATGCTCTACCTGATGCGCTAATAACCAATCATCCAAATTGTCAGGGTTTGCTTCCATCAACGGAAACGCTGGAACCGTTTTTCCTTGCTCCATCAAAACTTCACGAAACAACTTGTGCTGCATTCCGTTTTCAAACAAGAACCCTTGTAAGGAATCAACATCGCCATATTTGACGATGCTTAATTCATCCATATTCACTTGTCAGCCTTGTTCTCTAAGCGGTCAAATATCTTGCCTAGCATTCCCTTTATCTCAGCAATGTCTGTTTTGTAATCATCTTTGCTTAAATAAACGTGCGGCATCTCACGAATATCGTCATCTATACGATTAAGCATTCGCGTAATGTTATTTAGCGTCCAGCCACCAAAGAACGCTGCTATGCCGACAACAAGATTAAACAATGATTGTCCATCCATTTTAAACAGCCGCAAAAATGTAGTAATTAGAACCGTCTGATTGCAAAGTAACGCTCTTGTATATTGTTGCCAACGAATACGTTAAGTTGCCATCAATCGTTTGTGAAGATGTTGTGCTAACTGTTACCGCATTAGCGGAACTATCAATCTTCTTAATCTGGTATTGCTGACCAACTACAGTAGATGCTGACGGTAAAAGAACGCCAAACGGTGCAGAGGGATGATTAACTAGAATAGTTGCATTATTGTTAGTAATTGAATACACCGTATTCGTCCACGTAACAACATTGCTTGAATTATTGATCCACGACAAAACTACGCTAGTCGAGTTAGTCCAAGAAATATTATCGCCAACAGTGATTGTCACAACATTGGAAACCACGTTTCCAGTACCACCGCCACCGCCACCAGTAATAGCTACGTTAGCAGCGCCTGTAATGCGCCCCTGTGCGTCAATCGTAATAGCAGCTACCTGAGTAGCACTGCCGTAGTTTCCTGCGGTTACAGCAGTGTTAGCAAGGTTGACAGTGATATTAGCTGCTAAATTACCGCCGCCAGATAATCCTGTGCCAGCAATAACATTGACCGTGTTGGGTACAGCGCCAGAGACATTAGCTACTGCAATGTTGATTGCTACATTAGAAGCAGCCGTTAGTCGTCCTTGAGCATCAACGGTGAACGTGCCAACCTGACTAGCAGAACCATAGTCAGCAGCGACAACTGCGGTGTTAGCAAGCGAGATAGTGCCGTTAGAAGTAATCGGGCCACCAGTAAGACCTGTGCCAGTAGCTACATTTGTAACTGTACCAACGCCACCAGAAGAAATGCTTACGTTTGCTACGCTAGTAATACGACCTTGTGCATCTACGGTGATCTGCGGAACTACAGTTGATGTTCCATACACACCTGCTGTAACGGCTGTGTTAGCAAGGCTAACTGTGCCAGAGGTTGTTATTGGGCCTCCGGTTAAACCAGTTCCGGTATTTACTTGGGTAACTGTGCCAGAACCGTTACCACCACCGCCCCCTAAAGTTACAACCGTCTTTAGCATTTCAGTCCTCTACAGGATTATGTATTTCATTATGGTGTGGTGTACATAACCACGTTACAGCCAACCTCATATCCCTTGCGTAAGAAGAATGATGAGCAACAGATTCTTCTGATCCGCATATAAAACATGGCTCTTTCATCAATTTACCCACCTTTAAACCGTATTTCAATGCGTTTTTAGCTGCTTGCCTTGCTTTCCCTTCTGGCGTTTTATATCTGTTCTGATAATACTTTTTTGCTACTAACTTACCTTTTTCTGTTGCGTCATATCTTTTTTGTCTTATTTTCTTTTTGCCAGACCGTCTAGCGTTAATTGCTTCTTTATGTCTTACTTCTTTACCGCGCTCAGAAGCCCTGTACTGTTTTCTAACTTCATAGCAACAAGCTTTGCATTTTGCATAACCCTTGTAATACTCCGTTGCTTCTTTTTCTATGCTGCACGTTGAACACGTTTTCATAAAACCTCCTTGGTAAGAGGTTATAGAATAACATATTCACTACTATGACGGATTACAAACCATCTCCGGGGGTCACGTAAATTACAGATGATCCACCAGCCGTTTTACCAGTAAAGTAAGCATTAGGAACAAAGCTTAGAATCTCGTCTGTACCCGCTAACAAAGGCAAAGATGTAGCAACATTGCCAGCATTAGCAGCGGCAGTGGCAGCGTCCGTACCATACCCAAGAAATACAATGTTTGTTCCAGCATTGATAATCCGGTATTGATTACCGCCCAATGTTGTAGATGCCGCTTGTACCGCCGCAGGAGCAACCGTATCTGCTATAAATGTTACAGTATTACCAAGTTTTGTAAATGCTTGGATGCCCATTATTCCCCCTGAATTTCAATCCATGACGTAGTGGCTTCATCCCATGAATACATCTTGCCATCTGTAGGCATAGCTGTAGGTGCTTGCCATTTAACATTAGCGTCAAGAGTCCAACTTGCATACGGCTGCGGTGGAACGAACGCATCTATATCTTCTCGATATGTATAACCAATGCCAGCATAGTTACCACGATACGGAGTGCCACCATTAGTGTGAATATTTCCTACTGTATTGTAGCTAGTTCGCTTACATACTTGACCGTGAAAATTGCCATACCATTGTTCCCAATCAGTATCGCCATCGCCTTCATCTCTACCTGTGATGACCTGAGTAACAATATTATTTTCATCAAGAAATGCGTAGTGAGCCATTATTCTTCTCCTAAATGCAATCCTGTCAGACTTTCATCTGAGCCTATATAACCTTTAACAAACGTATTAAATGCAATGCTAATACGTGTATTGTCACCTTCTTTAGTCTGTACCATGTGCATTAAATCTGAAGGAAATAATATTAAATCACCAGCATTTACTTCAAACCACCACGATTCGCTGTTATAAGGATTGTATTCAGCAGCAGGAACCTTAATGCGCTCATACCCATCCTTATAAAAATAAATCTTATCGAACTCTCTATTTGCTTGCGGATAAAACACACCAGATACAACGCTATTTGGGTGAGCGTGTTTATGGTGGTACTGCCCAGCCTCCGTATAATTAGCCCAGCTTTGGGTTAAATACAGGCTTACATCAAACTTTGGTGCGTGTATTGCCTTAAAGTATTCAAGCATCGAATCTTCAATGAAATCACGTAGCTCAGTTAATTCCTTGTTCTTTAGAATCTTGCGATCCTTGCTAGTCGTATTACCTTCGTTAGCATAATGATCCTGATTTTTGATGAACTCTAGTTCAGCTTCAGTCAGATCACGACCAAACTTAAAAAACACAACCGGCACAGGAAATAAATTATTAATTACCATGAAATATTGCCAGTTCCTGCGGTAAATTTATATATAGTATTCCCGCCTGACGTTGTTTTTGTATACGTTAAACCACCGCCAATAGACGCTAAATCAGCAAAGGTAGACGCATAACTAATAATTACCACGCCGGAACCACCGTTTCCACCGTTGCCAGAAATACCGCCGCCGCCGCCACCGCCGCCTAGATTTGTAGTGCCAGCCGTTCCAGTTGCTGAACTTGATGAGCCAGCCCCGCCGCCCCCGCTACCGCCCGAAGTGTTAGGCGCACCTCGGCTACCCCCGCCCCCGCCTCCGGCGTAATCGGTAGCAGTTCCGGTGATTGAAGAAGATTTGCCGTTACCTCCGTTGCCTGATGCGCTACCAGTTCCAGCCGTTCCTGCATCAGTAGCACCACCACCGCCGCCAGCACCATAATTAGGAGCTGATGTACTACCTGCTCCTCCATTGTTACCTTGTGATGGAGATGTATTGGGAGTATTACCAGAACCACCAGTAGGGCTACCACCGCCAACAGACGCCCCGCCGCCGCCAGAACCACCAGACAAACCATTAGCAATAGAGTTATCGCCAGTATTCGTGCCGCCCCCGCCGCCTCCGGCAGAAGTTATGCTCGAAAAAACAGAACCAGTGCCAGAACCACCTCTATTGTCCGCGATACCGCCATTTCCACCAGCACCAATCGTAACTGTGTAAGGAGTGGAAGCAGCTACAGACAATGTGCCTTCACGAAAACCACCAGCGCCCCCGCCTCCGCCCAATAAACCACCGCCGCCACCATCACCAACGACAAGGTAACTTACGCTAGTTGGAGCCGCTGAACCACCAGCAGTAGCGTATGAAGCTAAAAGTGATTGAATTATTCCTGTCATGACAAACCTGCCCCTGAAATAATCCAAGAATCGCTAGTTACCTTTACGCAAGTAGCAACTCCATTTGCAGTCAAAGTTCTAGTTCCTACATTTGCCGAGTTAGCTAATGTCATTGTGTCTGTTGTAACAGCAATGCTTACATTGTTTGCTGAACCATTAACAATCGTAATAGCCGTTCCAGTAGTAAACGCAACATTTGAGTTTGCTGGAATTGTGTAGGTTGCAGCAGCTTGTCCAGCTGGATGATAAATATGTTTACCGGCATCACCAATAACGATGTTGTAGTTACCGTTCTGAGAGTTCTGAGGAATTCCCATGTAACCAACAACATTTACACTATCTGCAGTTGCTGCCGTAACATTAGCGTTAATTGTGCCGCTACTAATGGTTACGTTAGTAAGCGTCAAGTTATTAATACCTGTAGCGACAGAGCTAATAGTGACGTTTGCTAACGTCATATTATTTAACGTAGTAACGGTATTCCCAAGTTGAACAGCCGTATTGCCAATCGTAATTGGAGTGGCAAAGTTGTTATCAAGTTGAGATAACGGGATTGAAGTAGTTGCGTTTGCAAAAGTATTTGGCACTGGCATTTTAGAACCTCGTTCTTAGTTCATGTTCAAATTGGAAACCATTAATAACAAAAGGTGTTGATGTGCTATTGATGGTTATACCTAAATATTTACCCCACATTTCAGCATCAGATTTATACAAATAATAACCAGCACCAGCAGAAGCAGCACCTAGCCAGCCAATAACTACACTTAAATTATTTGTCCAATCTATTTCACTTCCCAAATTATTCGTCCAAGCAATACTGTTTTCAAACGTAATAACTGGAGACTGCGCTGCCTCTGAATCTACATAAGCATTCATGGTGGTAGGCGTTGATCCTAATGTGGCTTCAATACCTATCTTTAATGCTTGTTTATCCCGAATAGGATCGCCCATAGCGTCCAATGCGGTTTCTAAAATAATCTCTACTGGAACCGTTGAATCACCATACAGCTCAACAAGATTACTTCCGCTTGTTCCAAACAATTTAATCTTACCGCCAGTAGCAATAGATGATACTAGCTTGATATTGTTTTGATTAGAAAAAAACCATTTCTTCTCAAAGAATATTGCCTGTACATAACGGTATGTTCCAGAATCGTTATATCGTATGTTGAATGCTGCACATAATATGTTATTTAGCAATACCTGACCAGCCGTAACTCTTGCCGTAGTGAAATCTATATCAGGAAATACCCCGTCAAGCGGATCAGAAATCTTTGATGTGGTCGAGCCAACCAGCGCATAAACGCCATACTCGTTCATAAACAGCACAGAACGGAAATACGGGAATATTGCATACTGCAAACGTGAGCCTACAGAAGCGCTAATGTTGGTATTTGTAAATAAAGTAATGCCAGCATCCGTTACTCGAACGTCCGAGAACACGTTAATACTGTCTTCACCAAAGATATACAGAAAGTTGTTAGCAGAAAGCAATTGAGTGATATTGCTTCGCAGGGTTGCGTCTGTAATCGTAAATACGCCAGAAGACAAGCTGACAAAATCAGAATACGAACCTGCTGCCGAATAGCTTATAGAGCGACCTTGAGCCACCCAAGTACGTCCTGAGAACGTCTGAATACCAGTAACAGGATTGCTGTTAATAACTGCTCTGGCGGCTGCATTTGAGCCTCCACCGCCGCTAATGGTTACAGTGATATTGGATGAATTTGTGTATCCAGTACCATTGTTGGTCATAATCACTTGGATTACCTGACCACCATCCAAAATAGCTGTGCCAGCCGCATTTGCACCGCCACCACCACTGATCGTAACCGTAGTATTAGAAGCGTTTGTATAACCAGTTCCACCGTTGGTTACAAATACACTAACCGTTCCGGTCTTAAACGTAGTAACGCCAGCAATAGCTGTAGCATTTGTTCCACCACCACCGGATATAGTTACTGTGGGTGACGTTGTATAACCAGTTCCAGCCTCAGTAATGGCAATTCCACTAACTACGTTGGCAGTCAAGATAGCTTCTGCTTGAGCTTGTATGCCACCTGTCTCATTAGGTGCAGAGATAACTATGGATGGCGTACTTGTGTATGCACTACCTTTATTGGTAATTCCTATGAATCCAACAGAACCGATAGATACAAGGTTAGTGCCATCCCAACTGTAAACGCCATTATTAGGATCGCCAATTAAAATGCGCTCATCCTTAAACTGCGTTATGTTGACTCTGGAGTTGGAAAATGTGCCAGCAACAGCAACATTTCCTTTTGTATTAAGCTCAACATCAACATACTCACAACGACCATCTTCTTGAAATCCAAGTTGATAATCCTTATTGTTAATGTTTGCTGAAAGCAATGCAGTGGCAACATTGCTAAACGTCACCGCAGTATTTCTTTCTCCAGCTACCGTCTTAATATTTGCGTATCCAATGGGCATGGCATTCTCTAGCCATGAAAACTCACCATCTTCTAGGGCGGTACGGTTTGCTTTCGTGTTTACGCCACGAAATTGTTTAATTACTTTGTATGACTTTTTTTGCTCAGCCGCAGCCATGATTAAAATGGACTGCCATAAGGGTTGGGGATACGCCGTGTCATGGTTGTTGCCAAAACACTGCGAACTTCTTGCGTGTATTGTTGTTTGTAAATTTCAGACTCACCATAGCTCTGTTCTTTAAACTTCGCTTTATGCGCGGCATAAAAAGCTACAGGCGTAGTGTATGGCTCAATAATAACGTCAACTTCGCCAGACGAAACAAGGTCTGCTGGCAAAACAACCGTATCCATCTCAATGGTGTACACCTGATCTGGGACGGGAGAAATAAAGGCTGTCTGTTGTCCGTAAACGGTAAACGCTACTGGCCTACCTATGTAGTTTTGCCAATAACGTAGCTGCGCGTTGAACTGAGTCCACGGTAAGTATTGCAAAGGAATACGACTATTTCCCCAATAGAGGTTGATATTTAGAATATCAATCGTATTTATACTGTCAGGAAACGCTGCATACGGCAGTTTTTCGCAATTGCCAGCATACTGCAACGTAGCGGTTCCGTTAGTGAATGGTGTTGTTGGGGGATACGTGTTATTCGATGCCGGGTAGGGTGGCGCTGTATCTCCCAAAATACCAGCCACAGTTACTTTGTAGATGAAGATATTTGAAAATACGTAATCATCTACAGCAACAGTAGCGCCAGCAGTCCAAGCAACTGGATTTGCTCCACCTGCTACGGGCGACATTGGCGTTTGTGATACTTGGATTTTTCTTAGGCAACCAGTATCCCTGACTGTTTGCTTACGGGCTTCATTGATGTAGTCCGTTAGTTCAGAGTCAGAGTAAAAGTTTCCGTTGGCATCATGCAGCAGCCTACGAACTTCCGTGATGTAACCGGATAAAGTTGCCATTTAATTGCCATAATTAAGCGGCTTTTTCGACTTTTCTCCCCACCCCCCGTAAAGGGATAGGCGGGGGTACTTGGTCAATCGCCGGGGATAAGGAGCGATCCTGTACTGGCATAGATTCGGTAATGCTAAATTTTGCAAGAATTTCCAACCCGCTAGGAATGTCATTCTTTGTTTTAGCAAAAC